ATACAGACACTTGTAAATACCTTTGGTGGCAACGTTGCAACATTCTTTGGTAATCAAAACTCTCTAAGCCTTTATGTTGGTGGAGATAACTCTGGATCTAAAACCTTTAAGGGCTATATCTTTTCTATTGGATTTTCAACAGAACTAAACTCAAACTCAATATCAAATTATTTTGATGAAAGTGGAATTGCAATTATTGATACTTATACTGGCAGTGGAGTTGAGTCATCTGAAAATGCATTAGCCTTATTGTCACATACAGCAAGTTATACTCTTTTACCAACATATGCTTATGGAAGTTTGTTCTTAGACATAGGTGTTTCTGGATACTGGGAAGACTATATGCCATTATCTTATTTTGCAAAGTTTGTTCAAAATGATGTAGGAAATTCTTTTTATGACTTAGATTTTTTACAGTTTAATATTGGTTATCCCTCACCATCAAGCCTGCTTGAGGCAGAGACAACTGGATCTTGGACATATGAGGAGTTGGCTAGTTCATATTCTTTGCCTACACAAAGAACATATCAGCAACTAGATAACTCTTTGCTTACTGGCTGGAATAACTATCAAGATCTTAAAGAAAAGGCTTTAAAGTATTATGAGTATAATACTGAAGGCGCAGCAGTTAGAAGTTATGTTACTTTTCAGTATATTGCTGATGGGGCAAACTTATCACAAGATAATTTTACAACAACTATTTCTGCAAAAGAAAATGCCGTAGTTGATGTTTCAGAATACTCCTCTTGGTCAACTACAAAATTTGAAGTTGTTGATAATACAATAATTTATCCAAGAAAAGACGTTGACTTTAATAGTTTGGCAATTGTCTACCATCTTGACTTTAATATTCGTGGAATACTAACAAAGCCAGTGCTACTAAGAAAACTTGAACTTGCATCACAAGCATTAAATGATAATTCATTTAATCCAATAGGAACAAGGTTTGGAACAGACTTATTCCCGTATAAGCGCTCTGGACTATATTATGACTATAAGTCAAAAAATCCATTTAGTATTTATAAGGGAAGTACTCCATATCTATATATGAACAGAACATCTGGAATACAAGTTCGTGGAGATTTTGACTCAAACTTTGATCGTGGAATTTCAATGCCAATTAATCAGTCTCTTGCAGAAAATTATAGAGTAAGCGCAATGCAGTCTTGGGTTAGATATGATCAAGAATCATTTACAGCAACACCAATTCCATTATTTGAAATAATGCATAAGGCGGATACTATTGTTTTCTTTGTTGTGGCCAATGATGAAACTGGTCAACGTGGTAGGGTTTATGCTAAAAATAAATCAGATAACTCAGATTTTCAGGGAATATCATATTATATTAATGGAACACTCGTAAGAGAACCAGTATTGACAATTAAAGAATGGTCAGCCCTTGGCATTAATTTTGGAGAAGCGGTAAACTTTGATTTATTTATAGGATCAATTAACCTAAATAGTCCAGCATTGTTTAATAATGTTGCATATTATCAGGCAAATAATCTTCAGCAATTACAGTCTAAGATTAACAGGCCTTGGCTTAAGGTTAAGCAGGAAGGCCTTACAAATAGAAACTGGTCTTTCTGGCTAAATAACTACACTTGGGAAGGCGTTCTAGTTATCTCTGCCTCAGCCTTATATGGAGTTAACGCTCAAGATGTATATAAGACCTACATTGGAACTAATAAGATTATCATTGATGATGAATCAGGCATGATTTTTGATGCAGATAAGATGAAAATCTATAATGACACTACATGGTTAATATCTGTAGGATCACCAGTGTAATCTGGTATACTTGTGGTTATGGATTCTTTATTTAGCCCAAAAACTGGCAAACCAATTGTTGAAAATGTAAGACGTAAGGTCATTGATAAGCACTATGACTGGGGTCTATACGTATATAAGAAGTCAAACGGAAAGTGGTTTACTGACGGAACTGGTTCTGTATTAAACATTCCCGCTCAAAAAGGTGACATCTCAAAGATTGCAGAACTTAAAAGGGCTGCAATATTTAATGGTGACGACGGAGAAGGCACAGCCCATTTTGTTCCTGGACTAACTAGAATATCAGAAGAAGAATATTCAGAACAAAAAGATAGAATGAGACAAGGGTTAATTCCAAATGTTAATGACTTAGGCGCAATTGCCGATGCACAGAAAACATTAAATACACACGGAAGGGATGCGTACGAAAGTGACTGATGATGATGATAACTTCCAGTATGTAAGAGCAAGCCTAAACACTCAAGAACAAGAAGAGAGTCAATTTAAAGCAAGCGACCCATTTAATAAAAACTGGGAAGAGTTACAGAAATACTCTGGATTAGATCAAAACTTTCGTCGTCGGGTAGCAAGACAGGTAAGCAAAGCAATAACTCCAAATGAGGCATATCTAGATTCTGCAAATGCAGTTCCGTCTGGAGTAGATGCTGGATCAAAGGCTCTTAATCCTGGAACGGTATATAGAAATGGATACGGTCTATTTGATGTAATCACACCACCATACAATATGTACGAACTTGCAAACTTTTATGATACTTCTTTTGCTAACCACGCTGCTATTGATGCAAAGGTAGAAAACATTGTAGGACTTGGTTATCGTTTTGATATTGCAGATAGAACTGCTCTAAGACTAGAAATGTCTGAAGATGAAGAAGCAACGAATAGAGCAAGAAAAAGAATTGAAAGAGCCAAGATTGAACTTCGTGATTGGCTAGAAAACCTTAATGATGATGATAGTTTTACAAAGGTTATGGAAAAGGTTTACACAGATGTTGAAGCAACAGGAAACGGATTTATTGAGGTAGGCAGAACCGTCAAGGGTGAGATTGGTTATATTGGTCATATACCAGCAACTACAGTTCGTGTTCGTAGACTTAATGATGGCTTTCTTCAGATCATTGGTCAGGCAGTTGTTTACTTTAGAAATTTCGGGGCTAATAATCAAAACCCAGTAACAGCAGATGCTAGACCAAATGAGATTATTCACATAAAGTCATACTCTCCACTTAATACATACTACGGAATTCCAGACATTGTATCTGCTATGCCTTCGTTAATCGGAGATCAACTTGCAGCAAGATATAACATTGACTACTTTGAGAACAAGGCTGTACCAAGATATATTATTACTCTGAAGGGCGCAAAACTTTCTGGAGATGCAGAAGACAAGATGTTTAGATTCTTACAGACAGGACTTAAGTCTCAATCCCATAGAACACTTTACATCCCACTTCCTGGAGACACAGACCAGAATAAGGTTGAGTTTAAAATGGAGCCAATTGAAAACGGTATTCAGGATGGCTCATTTAAAGAGTATCGTAAGCAAAACCGTGATGACATTTTAATTGCACATCAAGTTCCAATATCAAAACTTGGTGGATCAGATTCTGGTTTGGCAGCAGCCCTATCTCAAGATCGTACATTTAAAGAGCAAGTTGCAAGACCAGCACAGCATCATCTTGAAAAAGTTATTAGCAAGATCATCAAGGAAAAGACAGACATTCTTGAACTTAAGTTTAACGAACTAACTCTTACAGATGAGATTGCTCAGTCTCAGATCCTTGAAAGACTTGTAAAGACTCAGATCATGATGCCTAACGAGGCTCGTGAAGCATTAGACCTTCCTCAAAGAGCAGATGGAGATGATCCATTTATCATGAGTCCAAGAGAGGCAACTGATGCTAGAGCAAATCTTGCAGGGAATAGACAAAGAGATACTGAAAGAACAAACAATAACTCAGATTCTCCAAGTACTATCGCTGGACGCAATCCACAAGGAGAGGGTAGATCGTCTCAATAGTTGAGAAATCTATTAAAACATTTGGTATAATGGATAACGATATGTTAATAAATAAGGCTTCCTGGACCACAGACAAAGAAAATCTACGTCTGTCAATGCCTATTGGAAAGGTAGATGCCGAAAGACGCATCGTATCTGGCTTTGCATCTCTTGATAATATTGACAAGCAAGATGACATTGTTACAGCAGAAGCAAGCGTAAAAGCATTTAAGAATTTTAAGGGAAACCTTCGTGAAATGCACCAACCATCAGCAGTAGGAAAGATGGTTTCATTTAAAGAAGATCGTTATTTTGATCCAAACTCAAAGAAGTTTTATAATGGAGTTTATGTGTCTGCCTATGTTTCAAAGGGAGCACAGGATGCTTGGGAGAAGGTCCTAGATGGCACATACAGCGGTTTTTCTATTGGTGGCAATATAAAGTCTTGGGATGATGCATACAATGCAGATCTA